AAGTATTCAGTAATCAATTTCCACAAATCAAATGTGTCTGATACGATTGAGAGAATTCCTTTAGGGAATTCAACTAACCAATCAGCAATCATTTGAGATTCACCACAAGTAAATATCTTTGTGGTTGATACTGAATGTTCAGAAGCATTTACCGAATTGATACATACCTCATCTTTTGATTCATCATAGAAATAACGAGCTCCTGGTATAACTATTAAAGTATCACTACCTCTGAATGACATAGCGTGTCCCAATCCACTTGATAACATATCAAAAGGTGATAAACCTCTTGCTGAGAAATCGTGACATAAGAAAGGAATTAACCAAGCATTTGCTGGATCTGTTTTCGCTACCCATTTAGCGACATTTCTACGATATTGTAATGCAATTGTGGCTGATGTGGATGTTTTCCAAGCCAAACTTGAAATGACTGTTTCAAGATAAAGTGTAAGCCAAGCAAATCCATCAACAGTATTGATAAATGTCATATGTGGAATGTTTGGAAGAGTTTCAACACCTTCAGGTAAGGCTTTAACTCTAATAGGTAAATAACCTAAATCGTGTAATGCTTCAAAATGAACCCCATCATAATCCATTCCAAGATAGTTTGACATATCTTTTTGAAATTGGGTTGCAACATCTTTTGGTTGATTGAAGAAATTCTCTTGGAACTCATCGTGTAACCAACGCATCGTAAGTTGGTGTCCAGCCGATAAGATTTTTTTAACACCTTTAGGTGCGTATTTAAGGGAACGAGGAATCCATGTCCCATATAAACGGGCAGTTCCTTTTGCTAACATTTTTTTGTGTGATGCTTTATACCCATCGGTATAAAATAATGCAATTGGTTTAAACATAATTTTTATTTTTTTTAATTGTTTTACAAATGTATTTTTTATTTTTTAATTATCCAAATTTTTTTTAAAAATCGTACATTTGGGTTGTTTTTGAACCCCTTATTTTATACATAGCGAATTGTAACGTTTTTAACGCCTCATTTAAACCAGCCCTATCATCAAGGTATATGTTCGCATATATTTTTCCGTGATGTCCGTAAGGTAAATGAATTGGATTTTCATTAATTGAATCAATTGACAAACCTTTTGTTTTACAATATTCTCTAATTTCAACGTGTCTATCGGGAGCACTACAAGTGAAAATTGCTATATAAGCACCTGTTTCTTTCGCTATTTTCAATACATCAATAACTTTTTCAATGTCTTTAGTATTGTCAATTGTGTGGTATGGGAATATGGTTGAATCATAATCAACCGCTATTACTATTTTACCATGCTCACGCCATTCTTTTTCCAATCTATTCAAATATGGTATAGATTCTGGATTATTATCAAAATATTCTTTCATTTTATTTAAAGTTTATAAAGCCGTTTTCTTTTAATTCCTTACTATATTCTAATAGATTTCGGTAAGAATAATATAAATCACCATTACAACTCCTGTAATCAAATTGATTGATGAATAAATCATAAACAATCATCTCAACCAATCTTGTTAATCCTGGTTGCTTAGTTTCAATAAAAATCTCATAAGATTTCTCCAGCCCTACAAATTTAGATAACGCTAAAATATCTTTTTCAAATTGTTCTTTTGTTATAATCATACCACAAAGATAATAAAAAAATTGTTAAATTAAAAAATATTTAATTGTTTTACTAATGAATTAATTGTTTTATGACGTGAGAAGGTGTTAACTATTGTTCCATCAGTAATATCTTTAACCGAGTTTGTACAATAGATACCATCAAAGTACTCAGCAAGTAAATCAAAACCTGCGCTGAAGATGCCATGAGTAACAATCAAATAGTTTTTACCATACTGTTCAGGTTTAACGGAACTTGATAATTTTCTAACCTCATTAACAGCTTTAGCAACCTCAATAAAAGTTCTAGCACCATCACAGATATCATCAATGATAAACACATCCTTATCAGCGTCGTGTACTGACATTGGTACATTGGTGTAATCAATCTTACCTGTTTCAAGATTACGATGTTTAGATGCGATAATGACTTCACCTTTATAACCAATATTTTCAGCAACATGAAACACTTTCTTCAATGCACCAGCATCAGGTGATATAAAACGCACACCATCAAAATTCATGGAGTCCCAAATTTCAAATCCTTTTGATAAAAAGTAATTACTAAGTGACCAATGAACAAGTTTAGTATTATCAATCTTAACAAAATTATTAATACACGCCTCAAGTACATCTGAGTGTGGATCCGTGATTATTACTCGTTCAAAACCTTGTGAGTTGATAATTGGTGCAATTACGTGTTTTACATAATTGAAACCACCCTCCATAAACTTACGATCACTTCTTGCACCAACACAATATGGGATAAACAATCTAATTCTTTTAACACCAACCTCTTTTAGAGCTTGTGTTGCGCATATGATAATTTCCAAATCACGGAAATCATTTAATCGTGATTTGATTGTTATACCATTTGGATTATTTTCCAGTGAATGGAATGTATTGTATCCCCCTTCAATCAATCGTAATGATTGTTGCCCATCAGGGAATCTGCTTATCTCATACTTGAAAGATAAGATGTCGTTTGGATTAACCAAGTTTAATGTTTCTGCCATATTTTTATTTCTCGTTTTGTTTCTTTTTCTATATCCTTTTCCTTTATTGATAATTTCTTATCAAAAGATTTTTTACCTTTTCCCACACCAATAATCATTTTAGCTAATCCTTTTACAAAAGTTAACTCCAAAGGAATTAAACTATATCCTTTTTGAATGAATTTATTACGTATTTTAGTTATTTCTTTTTTATTTAAAAGTAAAACCTTATCTCTCTTTTCATCAGGTGAAAAGGTATTGTTTTTATTCACATATAAACCTTTAAGAATAACTGAATTAGATGTGATAATACAGAAAGCATCGGTGAAATTACATTTACCATTTCTGATAGATTTAATTTCATCCCCCTGAAGAATAATACCAGCAGTGTATTGTTCTTCAATATTGTAATCATAAAAGGCTTTCCTGTTTTTCATTCAACAAATATAAATAAAATTATTTAATTAACAAACTATTTTTCGTGAAAACAATAACTCATACTACCTTCACTAAATGGTTTATATATTTCAATCTGACTTTTAGCGAACTCTTCCTTTATTTCCTTTGTAGCGTCACTTGAAAATGGACAATCCATAGCCCAATTATGACCAAATCTACCCATTTTAGGATTACCATAATCTGAAATTATTAATAAGACTTGATTAATTTCCTTTTTCTTCTTCATACCACAAAGATATGGAAAAAATTATTTATCTGCCAATTTTTTTATCATATTTTTTATAACTTCTTGATGTTCAGATAAATCTTTGAGTTTAATTGTTCCAATTGACAATCTAAACCATCCTTTATTATGTGTAGATCCAAAATATTCAAACGGTACTAAACCAACTTTACAATCATCAATTAGAAAATCCAACATTTGTTCTAAGTCATTAAACTTATTTATATAACCCAAATAAACTGATATATAGATAGCACCATCAGGTTTTTTAAAGTCGACCTTATATCCTGTAGATTTCATATCTTGTAAAACATCACAAATACCATCACATATTTGTCCGAAAGTATTATTTCTTGCTGATAAGAATGTATCAATACCAAAGTAAGGATCATCTACATTTGTTGATAAGTATTTAGATACAGCAATTTGTTCAGGTTTGTTAGCCCAAGCTCCAATATGACTAAATATTTCACCAGCTTTTTTGATAAGATGTTCAGGTCCAAACATCCAACCCACTCTAACACCTGTAGCTGCTAATGATTTAGATATACCATCAACACACACTAAATAATCTTTAATTTCAGGTACTAATTTAATCGGGTGATGTGTTTCTATTCTTGATAGATCCGAATAAATCTGATCAAAGAAAAGATATAATGGTTTGTAAATATTTTGTGTCTCCAATCTTCTTTTATTTTCATCTACTATGATTTGACAAATATCTTTAAGAACATCAGGTTTAATTATTTTCCCTGTTGGGTTTTGTGGAGAACAAAGACATATCATTTTCGCATTTTTAACATTATCTTTAATTTGTTCCGCTGTTGGGAAAAAGTCATTTTCAGGTGAGCATTCAATCACTATTGGCATCCCATCGTGCAAAAATGTATAATGATTATTATTCCAACTCGGAACTGGAAAAATAATCTCATCACCTTTATTAATAATTGTCTTAAATATTGTATATATTAAAGGTCTAACACCAGCACCAATAAGTATTTGATTTGGTGAATAATCAATAAAATGTTTTCTTTTAAGATGTAGTGAAACACTTTCTCTAAGTGATAATTCACCAACCGGTGTTGGATAATTTGTGTTTGATATATTAAAGTTCCATTGAATGTAATCATTCAATTTTTGAGGTATAGGATACAATTGAGAATCAAAATCCCCAATTGTATAATTATAAACCTTTTCATTTTTAGCTTTGATTTTACCTGATATTTTTAATATCTCAGAGCCAATAATATTTTCTCCGTAATTTGATAATTTTTCCATATTAACCTGCAACTGGAACCTCCGTAACTAAATAATCGTTTTCAACTGGTTGTTTTAAATCACAATAGTCTTCGTAGTATTTCGTCATATTTTCAATTTCAACTTTATCCAGTAAAGAAGCATTTTGTATATTTTTTTCTTTACAATAATTAATAAATAATTCTTTAATGTGTAAAGGAATTGGAATGAACATCATTTCCATTCTACTATCCCAATCAGTCCAACAAGAAAACTTATTTGAGAAATCATATATCTCCATTAATTCGGCATCATATTTAATTCCCTCACCATCATTCTTTTCTATACACAATGCATCATCATTTTTAGTTGAGAGGGTTGATTTTTTTATTACCGAATAGTAATATGAAATATCCATATCATAATAAAAAGCAATTTTCCTATTTATTCCTTTTTCAATGAAATATGCAAGAATACCTTTATCGGTATATCTATAAAAATATTCTGATTGGGTTATACACCATTTAGTTCCCCTACCATAAACAGAAGCTGCATCATATGATAATGGTAAAAATAACATATAATTATCATCTTCATAAAGAATTTTAATTTCTTTTTTAGCCTTACCAATTGATTTTGATAAACTAGCTTCATTAATTGATTGTTTAATACTTGAAAAGTTATTATAAGAATATAAATCAGGATTTTCAATCATACCATTCGTCGCTAATTCATCAAACTTTTTCAAATTATTTAACATATACCCCATCTCATTTATTATTGTTTCTTCAAAATCACCAATCAAATTTTTTGTAAATCTAATTAAATGTTCTGTATATTTTTTCGTTTTTGAATTGTCAATATTATTAGCCAATTCGATAAAATCTATAGGTTTAATTTTATCTTTAAATTTTTCTCTTATTAAATCAATTTTAGCCATTTGTTTCTATATTATATTGTGAATTTATATTTATTTTATTGTTATTAAAATCTTTCATTAATGATTCCCCGAATTCATCAACCCATTTGTCGTAATCAACCAGTTTTTGTTGTTCTTTATAAAGGATTTTTAATTTTCCATTATCACCCAATATTGTTATTTTTTCTTCACCTTCTATTATATCAATTGGTGAGAAATTGATTAATTGTGCCATCATAGCAAAAAAATCAAACTTTGTTTTGTTTTTTAATGTTTCTCTTAAATCTGTCATTGTTCAATCGTATATTCGTTATGCTTAATAATCCATTTTATTTCACCGTCTTTATATAGTAATAATTGTCCTTCATCAGTTATTATTACTTTATCACAAACATAAGTTGTGTCCACAATAACTTTTGTTTGTTTATTAGTTTCAATATTACAGGATAATATATTAAATATCGTTATCATTCCAATTATAAGGAATACCATTTTCATAATCAATCGTCTTAAATGATTTTATTAAATTATTTATTTTAACTAAGTCTTTATTATTAGGATCATTCTTTAATAAAAGTTTTTGGTAGTTTTTTACCAATTGAAACATCGTATCAAAATTATTTACAGCATTTAATATGAATACAGCGTCTTTTCTAGTGTCAATAATATTTTGTTCATCTCTATATTTTACATCTTCAGATAATACTGTTGCCACAAACAAGTCGTTTTCATCTACTAAATCAATAGAACTATCTTCTCTTTCTTCCATTATTAAAGGAAGCTTCATACTTCTATCAAACTTTACCATTCTATCATATAATTTTTAATATTATAAAGTATATTAAATAAAAACCAAAAAAGAAAATATTTATCATAATATGAGAAACATAAATAAGAAAAAATTAACTGAAACTATTAAAGCTTCTGAAGCTCACACGGAGTTAGGTTCATTTGAAACATTAGAACAAGGAAAAAGAGGGATTGCTTTAATTCAGATTAATACGGTTGATGATATGATAAAAAGATATATTATTAATTCAATTAACGAAAATGATTTTGGTTACGTTGTAGTTCAAAAAAACCCAAAAAAACCAATAATTGTTTATAGAAAAGGGTATAGACAGAATGCGGAAGAATTGGCTAAAATAGCTGATAAATATAATGGTTTATTATCAGCGAAAGCAACCTACGAAGATAGTAAAAGAATTGGTGAGTTATTAGAATACGATCCGGAAGATATTCAAAATTATCTTAAAAAAAATTATAATGGTAAAACTTTAAAAGAACACGAAACCCCGTCTTTCTTGTTGAAAGAAGAAATAATTCTAATAAGGGAAGGGAATGTTCAAGATTACATAAATAATGTGTTATCAAAGATTAAAAACTTACCTTACGAAACAAAAAAGAAATATCTAACAATAGCGATTTCAACCCTTTTGGGTTATACATCTTACCCTATCATTCAATCATTAATTGATAACTCATCTGATAAAGACGCTAAAGAAATTACCCATAAATTAATGAAGGAAAAAGATGATTTTTCAGTATTTAAGGATGGAACAAAACTTCGTTTATCTAAGAGAGGGTTTCAACATATCATAGATGAAGAAAAACCAAAACTAATCGCTTATGCCTTAGGTGATGGTAAAATAACAATTGGTTATGGACACGCCGAACCAATTGGTAAAACAAAACTTAAAGTTGGACAAAAAATAACCAAAGAACAAGCAAAAAAACATCTTAAAGAAGATCTTAAAACCGCAGCAGATGGTGTAAGAAGAATGTTTAGTGATTGGAAACAACAAGGTAAAAACTACAAAATAACTCAAGATATGTTTGATGCATTAGTTTCAATGGCTTTCAATATGGGTGTTTCAGGTTTAAGACAATCAGAAATGGTTAAATACCTTAAAAACGGTAATTATAAAACAGCAGGACAACTTATTAAACAAACTAATATTAACCCAGACACATTTCCAGGACTAGAAAAGAGAAGGTATAGAGAATCCGATATGTTTTTATCATATTTATCAAAACCAGTTGACATAAACGTTTAAAACATAATATTTATACTAATATGAAATTATTACAATTATTATTTGAGGGAAAGGTTGATGACTTTAAAAAAATATTTAAAGACAAATACACAACCCCTGAACAAATGGACGCTATTATTAGAGTTTCATCTGAAATAGAACCTAAACACAAATATTTAATTTGGTTAGGAAAATCATTAACCAAACCAGTATTTAATAATGAAATTGCCTTCGCTGAAGAATTATCTGGAACACAAGAACTCCTAATGAAGTTTGATAAAATTAGTTCTAATTTACCCATTAAAGACATTTCACAATATAAAAGCTTATCTGAGTTAGCAGAAGCAATTAAAACCTATGAAAATAGACAAAGAAGAACAATTAAAAAGGTTGATGGTGCTGATATAATTTACGATAGTGATGATTATACAATTATCCATCCAAAAGAATATAACGCTTCTTGTTTTTATGGTAAAGGTTCTAAATGGTGTACAGCTTCTGAAAAAAGCGACGAGCAATGGAAAAATCATAATAGAGAAGGTAAATTATTTTATTTTCTTTCAAAAAAATTACCTACATCTGATAACTATTATAAAGTCGCTTTAGATCAAAAATTTAAAGGTACTAAATCTTTTTATGATGCAAATGACACCCCATTTACTAAAGGATGGATTATGGATACAGAGGAGTTTAAAGAAATGATTGGTGTTATTAATCTATATATGAAAGATAACTTTTCAAATCAAATTGAAATATTCTCAAATGAAGAAAAAGCACAGGTTGAAATGGAAAGGATTAGAAGAATTGAAGCTCAGGAAAGAATTAATAGGAAAAAAGCCGAGGCTAATAGTAGAAGAGAGAATAATGAATGGGATCCTGAAGAAATTACTCACGGTGATGTTGGATCACATGCTTGGGCTTTATTTACATTTCTTTTATCTACAGAGAATTTAAATGAAAAACAACCTGAAGATGAACAAAGAATTGAGTTTATTGATTCCGAATTAGAAAGATTAAGTGAAATACAAAGTCAATATGAAGTGGAAGGAAGGGATTTAACTGATATAGACGCTGAGATTTCGGCATATGAAGAAGAAAAACAAGGATTGGAAAATAGAATTGATGTGTATGATATGATACCGGAAGGTAACAATTATCAGTTAACAATATTTAGTATTACTCATCCTGATTTTGATGGTTATGAATGGACTGTTGGTGATGACGATCAAATTGATTATGCTGCGTATGAGAGTGAAAAAGATTTAATAAATGATGTGGGTATTAATTCGTTCCCTAAAGATTTTATTGAAAATTTTATTGACGCTGAGGCTGTTGCCGATGAAGCTAGAGAAAATTATAACTATTGGGTTTATGATAGTCCAGAATCATATTTGGATGAAAAAGAAGATAAATTATTAAGTAAATCACAAGAAAAAGAAATTGCCGAATACCAAGAAAAGATTGATAAATATAAATCTTTCTATGAAAAAGCAACCGCACGTCAAGAAGAATATGATCCTGATAGCACACAATGGAAAGCAATTGAGAAAGGTTTAGATAAACTAACCGATTTAATATCAGATTTAGAATATGATATAGAAAACATTAAAGATGAACCGGATGGTGATTGGGATGAGGATAAAATTGAAGAAAAAATTGATGAATTAGTTGATGATGTTAAAGATAGACCTTTGAATTGGTTAAATGAAATGGGTGTTGAAAACTTAGATGACTATGTTGATAAAGATGAATTAATTAAATCAATTATTAATGAAAATGGATATTATTCAACATTAAACAGTTATAATGGAGATGGTGACACAATAGAATGGGATGGTGAAACATATCATATTATGAATACAGATCAATAAATTAATAAAAAATATTATATTTGTAAAAATAAAAATAACTCAATATTTATAGGTATGACAAAAAATGAAGCAAAAAGAAATTATTTAGATAGGGGAATATTAAAAAACGATGCTTTTGAAAGGTTCTTAAATGAGGATCCAACATCTCAAAAGAAATATGTGTTTTATATGATTAAAGAATATTTAAGACAATCTGACGATGCAGGTAATAAAGTATCTGACATATCAGTAAATGATTTAGATATGGGTATTTTATCACCAATCTTTTCATATGTAACAGAATATAATGCTTTACTTGGTAGAGTTCCACAAGATAAAAAAGATATATATAAATTATCTTTTGATAGTTTAGTTGATATTGTTGATGAATTAAACGCATCTGAGGGTGAAAGTGATAGGACTTCTTTAAGAAAAAGAGCTCGTGAAAACTCTCTCAACTATAATGAAATGGGTATTGTAGATGTACCAGGAGTATCGGTTATTACCCCAAATAATCACGACGCCATATGTTATTATGGTCAAGGAACTAGGTGGTGTGTTTCTATGAATACCCCTACCCATTTTATGAGTTATTATTATAATCAAAATTATACTTTTTTCATTATAAGCATAACAAGCGATGCGGTTAAAAACAAAATTAAAGAACACTACGAAAACAAATGGGAAAAAATGGGGTTAGGAAAACCCACTTGGGATAGAAAGAAAATGAAATGGGTATTAGTTAAAAATGGTAAAGATATTGCTGATATAGCAGCCAATAATGAAAATGATGCCGCTGAATTATTTAAACAAAGATTAAACTTATCATCTTTGAAAGGTTATACTATTGAAAATTATGGTTATAGAAACTTATATAAAGTAGCTTTTTTAGTTCCACCATTAAAAGGTAGTGATGGTGAAATAGTTAGGGATGAAGATAATCAACCTTTACCTGATATGGAAAGAGCTCAGATTTATTCATCTGATGATATTTCATTTAATACTGGTTGGAAAGAATACTTTAAAGTAATTGGTTTAGAAGACTTTATTGAAAGCTAAAAATATGGAAAAGATTAAATTAACAGAAAAACATTTAACTGAAATAGTTAAAAAGGTTATTACTGAAGAACAAAAAAAGAAGTTGTTTACTCCAAAAAATATAGATGAAAGAAAAAAAGATTACCAAAAAATAATTGAAAAAAGATTAGAAGAGTTAAAAAATACTCCTTTTGGTAAACTATCAAAAGACTATATATTTGAATGGATTCATGAAAATAATTTAGATCAAGAATTTAAATTAAGTTTTAGAGGTCCAAAATTGGGTGAAGTATATGGAACATCATTTAATAAATCAACAGGTGATGTTACTTTATTTGTTGATGATTATACAGATAAGAATATAGCCATAAAGTTTAAAATATCAGATATTCAAATAGGTGTCTTTGATTTAGGACCAGAGGATTCTGATGAGTCTTTTTACCCATTAAACTAAGTTATGAAAATAGTTATTACTGAAGAACAAAAAAAGAAGTTGTTCACTCCAAAAAATATAGATGAAAGGAAAGAACAACTTAAAAAAGACTTGTCTGAAAAAACCAAAAATCTTCTTTCACGTCTTAACATAACTGAAATTATGGTTCACGCTCGTATTGATGATTACGATGAAATAATAACCCCTATGGATCATTTAGATGATGCATATAGTAAACTTATTATTGACGGTAAAAACTATAATGGATTTCCAAAAATGAGTGAGGAAGATGAGAATATGGTGATTAATTGGGAAGACACCTTAACAATATTCTTAAACTCAATAATACCTCAACCATCGGATGAAAGTATTTATAAAGCCGAACCAAATGTTGTTGGTAGAATGTTTAGGGTTGATATTACCCCATCAAAAATAAATATTATTTTTTCTTACTCAATTGTAGAATATAAGAATAAAGAAGGTAAAGAAACTATTGACTTATAATATCATCAACCCAAATAGGGGTTTTTTCTCCAACGTAAGCCCCTGAAACATTAAAATCAAAGTATTCAATAGCATCTATCTCATTCATATCCTTAGAAAGGATTTGGATACATTTAGACATTGAATAAACTAATCTCATAGATTTAATATCTACACCAATGAGAGCTTCATCAAAACCATCTGGTATAAGGAAACTCTCATCTGGGTATTTTTCAATAATTATATCAATCATTATTTTTTACTTTTAATATCAGGGCGATTTGATATGTGTTCAATAACCGATTCGTAAAGCTTGATGAACATTTCTTTTGTTCTATTACCAAACACGACATCTTTTACTTCGGTTTTAACATCCTGTACATTCCAAAATTCAATGTGTTTTTGAATGTCCGTAAACTTTTTACCTTTACTTTCTAAGTTTTTAAAATCTGAAATCAATTTTTCAGGTTGTAGATAAATACCAAAGGTTTCTTTCTGGTGATTTTTCTTAGATATAAAGTAAATTAATACATTCTTTGAGTAAGTATTAAAGTGATTTGACGTATCTTTTGAAGCCGTACACCATTTGGTATTAGATCCATAAGTTAATGAGGATTCATAAGTTAAAGGTGTTCCAATCATATAGTCATCATCCTCAAAATACTTATGAAACTCTTTTTCTCTACGTTTCAATTCACGTTGTTGTTTCGCAGCTTCTAATACCTTATTAAAATCCTCAACCGATTTAAACTTAAAAATATCAGAATCAACCCCCTTAATAAATCCTTCTTTTACCAGCTCTTCAAAAATAGCACAATCCTTTTTAAAATCATTTTCTAACCAATCAGTAAATTCATCTAAAATAGACTTTTTAAGATTTTCAATTTCATCCGTGCAAGATACCAACCACTTAGTGTATTTAAATTGGCTTGACTTATTTTGAGCCGATGGATCATATTTTTTTAATAAATCTAAAAGGTCTATTGTTAATTGCTCTTTGTATTTTTCTTTAATTTCGGTGATACTAATCATAATTTCTTTTTTTATTGTTACACAAATATAATTATTTATTTTAAACTTTCAAACTTTTTTATATTTCTTTTAATATTTCTAAAACTTCATATTTCATATAAGGTAAAGGAACTCTATCAAAATCCATACTTTCCCTATTCCACCATAAAATCTTTAACTCTCTAAGTTTTTTACCTGTCCGTAATTGATACATATAAGCGTAAAAACTTAATTGAATTGCGTAAGCATTATATGAACAATCCGATAAATGTGATAAACAACCTTTCATCCAATTCCCATAATCGTTCTTATATGTTAATTTTTTATTTGATTTATAATCATTAATATCAAAGAAATCACCATAATCTAATATTAAGTCAGATGTTCCAGCGACTTTCTTTTCATTAATCCATAAACATTCTTCAGCCATTATGGTTTCAGCCTTTAATAAATCCAATCTTTTAAATGCATCCACTACCTTCTGTTCATATTCATCCGTAGGGAAATAAAACCCTTTAGCTTTAATATAATCTTCAATAGGGTTATGAACTTTATATGTACCAAAATCAGTAGCCTCTTTGTTTATTGCTCTCCATTCAGCAATAATATCTTCTTTCTTTCTACCATCACGTCTAGCAATGGCTGCAGCAATTTTATCTTCTTCAAACTTAACTTTATATTTACCTAAGATTGCCGATATTGATGTGTATTGTTCCCCTGTTTCTCTGTTGAAGTATTTATGTTCAATAGGTTCGAGGAATACTAAGTTTTCTTTATTCATATTAATAGTAAAATGCTGATTCTTTATATTCTTCAATTATTTCCGTAATAGTCCGTTCTCCTTCAAAATTATCAATAAATGAATATAATCCATCATATAGAAAAATGAATTCATTGTCAGTCATACCATACTTTTCTTGGAAATATTTCATTACTCTTTTTTTCATTTCAATCGTTGATAATACCTCACTCTTATTTGATGCGGTACTAACTCCACTATATTTATAGTTTTGTTCTTGTTGTTCAAACGGTTGTTTTTCATTACCTAATCTTTCAATAATAGCCACAGATAACTCAAACGCTGTTTCAATACCTTCAATTAATACACATTCATTAGATGAATGATATTGATAATAAGCCGCTGGTAGGTTAATACATTGAAAATTAAATTTCTTCTTTAATTGACTAACATCGGTATATGGATGACGAGCAAATGTTCTTACACCATACTTATATAGTAAATCACCAATCTTACCATCAAAATATTCTTCACCTGTTTCCATATCAACTACAATACCAGGTTTAGCCCATTTTTCGTCAAATAACAAATAACCTGAGCAATACCAAGATATCGTATCATTCTCAGGTGAATCGTGTTGAATTGCATAAGCAACATTCTCAAAAAAGTTAGGGTCAGCCTTACTTGAACCAATACAACCGATTTCTTCAGATATAAAAAAAGCACATTTCATAACGTCAAACTTATCCATTATTTCAAGAGCTAAGAAAATACCGGCCTTATCATCACCACCACAACCAGTTCTATTATTATATGTATACTCCTTACCTTTAATATAACCACGAAGAACTTGCTTACCATTACATACTGATGAACGATCATACGCACTCATTTGATACGTTTCTTCAACTATGTCAATACCATTACGTTGAATAGTATGGACAGTATCCATATGAGCAACCATACAAGGATAACTACTACTTAAACCTTTTGTTAAGTAAATATTACCAATGTCATCAATATAAAATGGAATATTACGAACCGTAGCCCATTCACTAATATACTCACGAACCTTTTCTTCCTTTCCATAAAATGATGGAATTGAGAGAATTTCTTTTAATCTTTCTAATTTTATGTTATCCATACTACAAATATAAAACTTTTTTTTAATTAACCAAAATATTTTTTGTATAATTCTCTAACTAAAATACTTTTCCTCATAATTGATTGATACTCATAGGTGTTTAAATATTTATATTCTACATATGAATGTTCTTTAAACGTAAAGTTTTCATTATCTTCCATTATTCCACTATAATCTGAATAATGAACAATAAATCTTTCATCGTCAATTTTTTCGTACAAACAATATTGATTACCCGAACAAATAAAATATTTTTTCTTTAAATCTTTTAATTTTCTCATATTGCAAATATAAATAAAAAAATATAAATAAAAAACCCACAACTAAAAAAATTAGCGTGGGTTCTTTTCTGTTTAACTTCGGGAAAAGTCAATTTCTTTATATTGTCTCTAAATCTGATTTTAGTTTAATTAACTTAATAATACTATCTTTTTTATCGGTTGATGAGTAAGATTCTAATTTTAATTTAACTTTTGAAAGTTTTTCTTTTAATTCTGTATCACCAATATTTATTTTGTTATTTACTAATTCTAAGTTTTCTTTAATAATACTCTCTTCAATGGTTTTTAATTTCTCATCATCATTATTTAATACTGATTTTACTAAATCTTTTTCCCATTCTGTTAAGTTTTCATATTTTTTGTTAAACTTCTTAGCTATTAAATTAGTATAAACTTTGATTGGTAGTGTTCCTTCAACTACATTATCTGATACAGATTTATGTGTTAATAAATGTGATACCAAATATTTTTTAGCACTTACCCTATTTTCTATTAAATTAGATTTTGTATCCTGTAATAATGTATCAATGTTTTCTAATAAAGTTTCTTTAACATATGTTTTATCTGAATTATATTTTAATATAAAGTCATGTACAACTGAAAAATCAACATCTAATGATTTAAGATAATCTAAATTTTCATTCAAATAAGATGTTGCATCTGAAATATCATCAAATTTCTTATTTTCAATATTAGAATATACGATGTAATATTCTTTAATTGTTTTATTGTTTTTTAATATATTATAAAACTCCTTGAAGATTGTTTTGAACTTATTTTTATCAGAATAAGATTCAAGTAATATATTATTAATTTCTTGTTTTATTTTACCAAATGTCATAACAATAAATATGCGTTAGTTTAATTATATAATGGTTTTATCAATTTTTTCTATCATTTCTTTTATTTCCCTATTATACGTATCCGTTTTACTTACTAATTTCTCAGTTATTAAAGGTTTATGTTTACCAAGTATGAATGATTCTTGCGGAGCACCTTCAGGTCCACCAATAGGAGTTACACCACCAGCTTCTGGTGTAGTAGGTATTTCAGTTTCAAAACCACCAGCTTCAGCCCCACCAGCAAAACCACCAGCTTCAGCCCCACCAGCAAAACCACCAGCTTCAGCCCCACCAGCAACTTCAGCCGGAACAGGACCACCTTCATTAGGTTTAACTCCGTATATCTTATCAACCTTATCAAACACACCTGTTTTTGGTATAACTGATGGTGTGTTAGCTAATTCAGCAGCTGCAGCTTTTTCTATCCTTTGTTGTTGTAAATCTAACGCAATTTCTTCGTCTGACATACCTAATATTTCTTTTTTAGCTCTTACCATAGATATAGCTGAAAAACCATTTCCAGCATCAGCCATTGCTTTAGAATAGACATCCAACTTTTGTGACCATAATTCAATTTTCAATAATTCAGCTTGAGTTGAAGGATTGGTTAAGGCTAATGTAAAATTATCCAATTCTTCTTCATATCCTAACATAAATAAATGAATAATGGCGATCTTATTCAATTCTTGAATCATTGCCTTTTGTATACGATTAATAGTTCTTGAGAACCTAATATCGAGTAAAGAAAGATTTTTACCATCACCCACAGCCTCACCAAAACCTAAAAATGGTGCAGGAACTCTAATAGCCGCAAATAATTTCTTTTGTAAGTATTCAATGTCATCAATTGGTAATGGTGCAGCTCCCGGTAAAGTATCAATAGGGCTAGCAGCATTTTCAGTTCTAACAGGAACAAACCAATCTTGATCAATACCTGCCTGATTGTATCTTAAATCAATCTGACCTGTTTTACCATCAACAATGGGTGTTCTTTTAAACTTATTAGCTATCTTTTGGATATATGCTTCAATGTCATTATCTTCCATATTACCAACAAATACTTTAAATATTCTTCTTTCAGGTGCTCTTACAACTCTATAAATTAACATAGCGTCTTCCGACATTACTAATTGTCTATATATTCTTCTAGCCTTTTCTAAAATTGATGTCCCATATGGAAGTTTTCTATCATCACCCAATAATCTAAAATGAGCAATCTGAAACGGTTCGAATTGTAAATCTTTTGTTTTATATTGAAATCTAATCTTCTTTTTCTTAGCAATTAAATCAGTATCCTCAAACCTCTCAATTTCAATTGTAGGTAATTGAGTACAACCAACAACCCCTTCACCATGTTCCAAATGTAAATAAACAAAGTTATCACCATATTTAATTGTTGATCTTGTCCAAGATTGTAAGTTTGTTTCAATATCCAATACTTTATTAAAAAGGTTTTGAAGGATTGATCTCACCCTTTCCGATTCTGAAAATATTGTTAATACTTTACCTTGTTCTGATGGCACTGTCGCCTCTTCAGACATAATATCAAGAGCAGCAGCAATCTCAGGAAAAAACTCCATCGATTCAAAGTCATAATTCGCAGCCATTCTTGTCGGTTCATTGTGGATTGATCGAGCATACATATCATTCTCCACCTTACCCCATAAATCATTTATGTATTTTTGTTGTTGAAGTTCGTTTTTTGTTTGTTTAAACTCTTCAGGGTTTGTTGTCACCAATAAAGGATCAACAGGTTTTTGAGGTCTATTTATTCTTCTTTTATTTTCATTATTAGGTCCCAATAAGATACCTAATCTCTGAAATATTGTATAATTTTGTTCTGCCATATATATAAATATCTATTTTTTTCATTTAATCCCGAATAACCACCTAAATTCATTTTGAACTTGTCTTTGATTTGTTTGACCACCTAAAGGATTCATTTTATCTTGCATATTATATGTTGGAACACCTGTAATAGTAGTTTCAACAGTCCACGAATTTAATAATGATTTTATTTGCGATTCATTTTTACTAAGATCTTTAAATCTAATCTCACATAAGTATAATGCTAAGGCTAAGGAAAATAAACAGTCATCATTACATCCTTTCATATGATCAGGTCTACCAGATACGTTTACAATAAATGTTCTCATTTCTGATAGAACCCTATGACTTCTTACCTTAAACCCTTGTCTTATATTTCTCTCAAAGGCATCTAACACATTCATTCTAGTTATAGATGAACCAATAACCAAACCAGCAGGTAATTCATCCTTATTAATGTATCCATACATATCCTTACCTTTATAATCATAAAAGAAATTCTTATAACCGAATTCTTTTAGTTTATTTACACAAATTAAACCTAACCCACCTGTTAAATCTGTTATAAGCATAGGATTACCATACATTTCTAAATATTTCATTATAAACTCAGCTGTAATATCCGGAGCCATTTTACCCCTCCATTCAAATACTTGCTCCCAAGTTTCAAAATCAACGATAGTTAATACACTCCAGTCATCAGATTGACCTAATGATATATCTAAACCCGCAGCATACCTATGACCTTTTTCTGGTTCTTTAAATATCCAAACTGATTTATCGAAACCTTCAATCCTAATCGGATCCATTACACATTCTCTTTCTTGTTTATCAATATCTTCACCAGCAACAAATGTATTACCAGAACCAACAAAATTACCATCAATCTCCTGACTTACTTTTCTTGGTGAATCCATATCCGCCTTCATCCCCTCATACCAAGCAGAAGTTGGTTTCCAACCATTTTTAATTAAATCTTTCCACTCATCTTGATTCCAATTTTCAATTTCCTCATCTTCTTTTTTCCACATTAAATTAATGTTATATCTTGGATCTTGATACCATTTAATTTCATTAATAACGAATTTATTTTTACCAAGTTTAGCATTGTTATATGTTTTCCAATATAACAAATCATTACCATTTGGTGTTGATATGAGAATTGCTCTACCACCTGTTGATAAAGCAGCCATTGATGCAGTCCAAAACTCTTCAACATCTATATTATCGATGTGAGCAGCTTCGTCAATAATCATTAAAGTAGGTGTATAACCCCTTAAAGCATCCATTGATGTTGCAACGGCTTTAACTTCAGATTTGTTATACATTATCTTATGAAACTCTGTTGATTTAGCATACATTTGTTCTTTAGCTACATCAAACATCCAATCAGGACATTGACTAATAAACTCATTAACCTTTTTTAACATTAAGGCTGCAGTATCTCTTTTATTTGCAACAATTAGAACCTTTTCAGGTGATTCTTCATCGGCAAATAATAATAACCAACAAACGTAAGCTGCGGTAATTGTAGATAAACCAGCTTGTCTATACTTGAGTGCTAAATTATATCTTTCATTCTTAAAATTGTGTAAAATATTTTGTTGTATGGGAAACAATTTAAATGGAACATTACCCTTTTGTGTTTGGTCGTATGTTGTAAGATAATTCTCAATAAAATAAACGTAATCTATACTACACTTTAAATATTCAGTTGTAATATCATTCATATAGAATAAATAGTTATAATAATTTATTTTCTAAATTATCCCTTAATAGCTCATATATTATTTTCATATTATCAATATCACTCATAGTTTTATCTTTAGTGATATCTAATACAGATCTAAAAAATTCCTTCATACCTATAACAATCTTATCTTTGTCTTTAGCAACATAGAAATTTTCGTGTAAGAAATACCAAAAATAATCTTTATGGTACCCATCTTCTTTAAACTTAATTTTTTCTTTTTTGTATTGATTTAAAGTTTTTTTCCATACCCAATTGAAATGATTATATCTATCCGTATCATTAGTAATTGTATCATCACCTAAATAACTATCGTACAATAAAGATAAAAGGGTAATCGTAAAATCAATAAACAAATCAGTTTGTTCAACTTTTACATTTTGTTGATTAAAGAAATCTTTAGTTTTTTCTTTCGGTAAAAACTTCCCTATGTATTCTATAAAGTTTTTAGGATTATCCATTTTAGTCATTGAATTCTTTATAGATATTTAACACTTCAGCAACAATTGGGTGTCTATGGTTTTCTTTAAGAGTAATAACCTTAAATCCTTTAACTCTACCATCTAATCCAGATAAGAAAGAAAGACCTGATTCTTTTTTATTTCTTAAATCCACTTGTGATGTATCACCACAAAGAACCATTTTACTTCTCATACCTAATCTACCAATAACCAATTCCGTTTGAGTGTGAATTAAGTTTTGACATTCATCAACAATAATAAATGAATCTTGAAATGTATGACCTCTCATATAAGCTAACGGTATCATTTGAATAACACCTTCTTTAATCATCTCATCTATTTTTTGTTTATTGTATAACTTATAAAAGTTATTATGTATTGGTTGAATGTATGGTTGTAATTTATCATCAGCACCACCAGGTAAGAATCCAATTTCTTCTTTTGATACTGCCGGTCTACAAATGATTATTTTTTCAATTTCCCTTTTATTAAACATATCTAAAGCAATTAGACACGATAAAATAGTTTTCCCTGAACCGGCAGCTCCTTTAAGTACCGTAATGTCATTCTCCATTATAAACCTTTTAGCGTTTTTTTGTTCATCATTAAGATCAATATTATATTTAATATCACCTTTAGGTTTCCTCTTTTGAGTATTTGACGTTTTACCTGTATATTCCATATTCATAAATATTTGTTTTATTTATTTTAAATAAAATCCTTGCAAAATAAAGCATAAAAAAAGCCACAAGAATTTATTATATTCTTTGTGGCTTTATTATTGTTATAATCACTTAATTATGATTTTATTCTTTTGTTAAACCTTTAACTTCACTTAACATTTTCTTTAAAGTAATATTAACATCTTCCGTCATTACACTTTTAGCTGATGGTTTAGTGTTATAGTTATAATTCATTAACTTCATAATTTTAGATGATTCTTCATTTATCATCTTTTTATTTTTATCAGCCAATACAATTAATTCACCTTCCTCAAATCTAACTTTAGCAGTTCTATTATCATCAGCAATTTCAAATATATGACCTTCAACTTTATAATCTTCAGGTAATACTACCTTATCCAAGTTTTCAGCATTTTCAACTCTTAAAGAACCTAAATTAACCGAAGCAAATCCTGTTGAAATATTCATACTTGCCGACGGTCTTTCAACTTTAGGTTGTGGGGTTGAATTGATTTCTTTCATTGCATTATTATCCAATATAGTTACCCAACCACCTTCTGATTCTTTCATATCTTTCTTCTTGAAGATTTTAGATTTTTTCATCATTGGTTTACCTTTTTTAGCGTCTTTAGCTGCTTTCTTCATAGGTTCTTTTTTATCACCATCTTTATCTAAATCTAAGAAATCAGGTTTAGCTTTCTTAGCTTCTTTCATTTTGATAGCTTCTTCAATAATTCTATCCACAATAGATGATATTGATTCTTCCACATTCTTATTTTTACCGAATGCTTTATAATTATTTACTAAATCTTTCATAGGTTTTGGGTCTTTATAAAATGTGTGATACACAGATTGTTTATTTTGTAATTCTTTTCTTTTATTCGCAATTTTCATTGAAACGCT